CCCTGACGGATTTGCGCGATATGGCCCGCCCGTTGCCGCGTGGCATCGCCCCGGTCTGGACGCGGTGCGTCACGGTATCTGTCGACGTGCAGAAGGCGCGCTTCCCGGTCAGCGTGACGGCATGGGGCGACGATGGGGAGCGGGCGATCATCGATGCATTCGATTTGATCGCGCCGCCCGCAGATGCGCCGTCCGCCGAGGGCCGCCCGCTGTCGCCCGCCCGATATGCCGAGGACTGGGCGGTTCTGGAGCCGCTGGCGGATCGGGTCTTTCATGTCGATGATCAGGCGTACGGTCTGAAACCGCTGGCAATCGTGGTGGACTTTCACGGCGAGGCCGGGGTGTCAGACAATGCCGAGAAGTTCCTGCGCGCTCGCCTGAAGGACGGCCAGCGCGGGCTGTGGTTCCTGTCGCGTGGCCGTGGAGGGTTCAATGTGCCGACGCGCGTGTGGCACGAGGCCCCCGAGCGTGGATCGAAGGGCAAGAAGGCGCGGGCGATCAAGTTGCTGAACCTTGCCACCGACCGGCTGAAGGACAGCATCCTGCCCGCCATTGCCCGCCGCGAGGATGGCCCGGGTGCGCTGCACTGGGGCGACTGGTTGGCTGACGACAGGCTGGAAGAACTGATCGCCGAGGAGCGCACGGCCAGCGGTTACGACAAGCGCCCTGGCGTGACGCGAAACGAATTGCTCGACGGGCAGGTGCAGGCGCTCGGGGTTTTCGAGTTTCTGGGTGGCAAGCGGATCAACCCCGCCGCTGCCCCGGCCAAGTTCGCCTGCGGCCCTGAGAACATCCGCGCAGTTGAGATCGACGCGGAAGCGATTGGGCCTGTCCCGGCACAGCCCGCCGCGCCGCCCGCCCCCAGACGGGCGCGCAAAATCAGATTCCTTCAAGGCTGACAGGATATACAATGGCCTATTCGGCAAATGATCTCGCGGCGCTGGAAACGGCGATCGCAACCGGCGCGCTGCGCGTGAAGCAGGGCAACGAGGAGGTGCAGTATCGCAGCCTGTCAGAGATGATGGCGGTGCGGCGGATGATGCAGGCCGAGCTGACGCCTGGGTCGCGCAAGGCCTCTGTCAGTTATCCTGTAACCGGGCGCGGCGTCTGAATGGCGCAGCAACCTTCCCTGCTCGACCGGGTGCTTCTGGCGCTTGCGCCGTCGCGCGCGCTTGGCCGCGCCCGCGCCCGCCGTGCCGCCCTGAGTGTGATGGCATATGACGCGGGCGGCATGGGGCGGCGCACCGCCAGTCTGCGTGGCCCGTCCGGTGATGCAGATGCCGCTATCCTTGCGTCGGGGGGGCGATTGCGTCAGCGTGTGCGTGAGGCCATTCGCAACAATGGCATAGCCACGCGCGGACAGGCTGTCATTGTCGGGCATGTGGTGGGCGCGGGTATCGTGCCGAGCTTTCCCGTCGATCAGATAGATTTGCAGGGCCATGATCGCATCCAGCGCGCGTGGATGCGTCACCTCAATGCGCGGCGTCTGGACGCCCGGGGCGAGTTGAGCCTGCCCGGCATGCAGCGCCAGATCATGCGCGCGGTCGTTGCAGATGGCGAGGTGCTCGTGCGCCGCAGGTTGCGGCGGGGCGTTTTCGCCGCGGGCCTCGATCTTCCGTTCCAGCTGGAGGTGATCGAGGTCGATCAGCTCGACATGACGCTGACAGCCTATGGCGGCAATGAGGTTCTGCACGGCGTCGAGATCGGGCCGGTCGGTTCCGTGGTTGCGTATCATATCTTGCGACATCATCCCGGATCTGTGTCCCGAAAGGCCAACCTCGGCGCATCCGAGCGTGTGGCGTCGAACGACATCGCCCATATCCGCCGCCTGGACAGGGCGGGTCAGGTGCGCGGCGCAAGCTGGCTCGCGCCTGTGCTTCTGCGTTTGCTGGAGCTCTCCGAATTCCGCGAGGGCGAGCTTCTCAAGCAGCGCCTTGCGGCGCTGATGGCCGGGGTCATCGAGCGTGACGCCGACGAGGCGGGCAGCGATGGCGCGGCACTTGAGATCGAGGCGCTGGAGCCGGGCGCGATCGTGGACCCGGGTCCCGGTGTCCGCGTCAACTGGACAGATCCGCCGCAAGTCAACTCGTTGGATGCCTTCACCATCGGCCACTTGCGCGAGATCGCGGTCGGGATGGGCATCACCTACGAGGAGCTGACAGGCGATTTATCGAAGGTCAACTTCAGTTCTGGCCGCATGGGGTGGCTGGCGATGTGGCGCAATGTCGAAATCTGGCAATCGGAGATTATGATCGATCAATTCTGTCGCCGGGTAGAGGATTGGACGTCCGAGGCGCTGCGCCTGTCCGGCACGGATGTGCCGCGCGACTATCGCTGGAACTGGACGGCACCGCGCCGTCCGTTGATCGATCCGACGCGGGAAGTCGCCGCCAGCGTCGCGCAGATAGATGCCCGCCTGACAAGCCGGCAGAGGGTGATCAGAGAGATGGGCCGTGACCCGGTGGAGATCGCTCGAGAGCGCGCCGAGGATGCCGTGTCCGACGGCCAGCAACCGCCACCCGCCACAGGCGAGGAGAACCGCCCATGATACCCGAAGACCTGATCCATTCCGGCGCGCTGGTGCTGTCGGGTGCCGTGATGGATGACGCTGACATTTGGCCAGAGGATACTGGTGTCTTTTCGCCGGGGCTGGTGCGACAGGCGCTTGCCGCGCTGCCTGCGACATCTTCAGACCTTGTCGTGCATCTTAATTCTCCCGGTGGAAACGCCTGGGCGGGCGAGGCGATCCGCGCGCTGCTGGCGGCCGAGCCGCGCCACGTCCGGCTTGTGATCGAAGGGATTGCGGCCTCCGCCGGGTCGCTGCTGGCCCTGGGTGCCGACGAGATCCTGATCACGGCGGGGTCGTTCGTCATGATCCATGATCCTGCCACGATGGCTTGGGGAAACGAGGCCGAGTTGCGCCGCGAGGCCGACGTGCTGGCAGTTCAGGCGCAGGGCTACGCCCGCGTCTATGCCGCGCGTCTCGGGCTGTCGTCAGACGATGCCCGCGCGCTCATGCAGGCGGAGACATGGTGGGGTGCCGATGAGGCGCTCGCCGCGGGCTTTGCGGACGCGATCGTGGATGACGCGGCTCCCGCGGCCCCTGTCCCTGCTCTGGCAGTCTCTTACAGATCCGCGACCGCCGCTCGTGCGGCGGCGCTGTCAGCCCTTGCGGCGGTGCGCCGTTTCAAGGGCCCTCAACCGCCGGCCTCGCCGGTGCAATCTGCCGGCTCCGCCGGCGTTCAAGGCCGCAGGGCCGAACCGAAAGGAATTCCGATGGAACCGGAAAATCTCGAAACGGGCCAGAATTCGGCCGCCACCCCGAATTCCGGCCCGGCAATGGCTGCGCCGACCGCAGCGGTTGCCGCCGCCCCCGCGCCCATCGCCAGTGCCGCGCCCACCATGTCCGCCGATGATGCCGTGCGCGCCGAGCGTCAGCGTATTCGTCGGATCAGCGATCAGGCCGCCCCTTTTCTGGCGGCTGGTCAGATCGCGCAGGATCTTGTGCAGGATCTGATCGAAACCGGCGCCACGCCGGAAGCCGCGGGCGCGCGCATGCTTCAGGCACTTGCGCCCACCCCCAGCATGAGCGGTGGCGAAGCGGGCCCGGCGCGGATCGTGCGCGACGAGGTGGACACCCGCCGCGAAGGCCTGACCGCCGCGCTGATGCGCGACTATTCCGGCCCGGGCGCGCAGTTCCGCAACCTGCGCTTGCGCTCGCTGGCGATGGAACTTTCGGCTGGCGTCGGCGGCTACAGCGACGTCGACCGGGTGCGCGGTGGTCTGCGCAGCACATCGATGATGGGCGGCGCGCACGGCGTGTCCGATTTTGCCATCATCACCAGCGATGCCATGAACCGCACCCTGCAAATGGCCTACGCGGAGCGCGCTCATACCTGGCGCGCTGTTACTGGCGAGCCGATCCGCGCCGCCGATTTCCGCGAGCAGCATCGCGGCAAGTTCGGCGGCGATTTCGAGCTTCGCAAGGTCGAGGAGAACGGTGCCTACGAGCGCGCTGTTCTGGCCGATGAGGCCGAAGGGCTGCGCGTCGAGCGGTATGGCCGCGATATCGTGATCACCTTCGAAGCGGTGATGAACGATGACATGGGGGCTTTCGACCGGATCCCGGGCGAGTTCGCCCGGGCATCGCGCAATCTGGAGTCCAGCATCGTCTGGGGTCTGATCCGGTCCAATGCCGCGCTGAAATCCGGTGGCGCGCTGTTCCGCACCGCAGACAAGAACCTGCTTGGGTCCGGTTCGGTGATCTCGGCGACGTCTGTCGCGGCGATGCGCAAGCTGGCCGCTGAACAGAAGGCGCCGGGCGCCACGGCTGGCAGCGAGATCCTTGGCGCGCAGCTCGATCTGCTGATCGTGCCGCAGGCATTGGAGCTTGCCGCGCTGGCTTTCACCACCGTCACGAGCCCGTCCAGCGATGGCGAGGTCAACCCCTACAAGGCCAGCACTGTGACCGTGGTCGAGCCGTTGCTTGGCTCGGCTGTCAGCGGCGGGTCGGATACCGCGTGGTATATGGGATCGCGGGATCTGCCGCCGCTCACCGCTGCCTATCTTGACGGCTACGAGGCACCGATGATCCATAGGGCCCCGGCGATGAACCCCTACACCGTCACGATGACGGCCCATCACATGTTCGGCGCGGCGCCGACCGAGCGGCGCGGCATCGTCAAGAACCCCGGCGCATAACCGCGCCTAAGGGGCGGGCCATGAGGCCCGCCCATCTTTCCATCAACCGGAGTTCGTAAAATGAAAAACTATGTGCAACCGGGCGTTCGCCTCACGGTGACAGCGCCCGGCACCGTCGCAAGCGGCGATCTGGTGCAGATCAACGACATTTGCGGAGTGGCCAGCGGCGATGCCGTCAGCGGCGATCCTGTGGTCCTCGTGCGCTGCGGAGTGTTCACGCTGCCGAAGGTCACGGCCAGCAACATCTGGGCCGTTGGCGCGAAGCTCTATGCCACAAACGGAGGCAGCCTGTCGGCCTCGGCCAGCGGCAACAAGCTGATCGGTGTCGCCACGCTGGCCACTGCGAGTGGCGAC